ACCTCGTTCTCGGCGGTGGATGCAGACATCATCGGCAAGTTGATCGCCTTGCAGCTCAAGCCATGGCAAGATGGTTTCCTGATCGTGGACGTCCAGGTGGTGGTGGAAGAGGAGGTGCCGTTTTGATTCGTCCCCAACCATCGGAAGTTTGGCGCTGCGGAGCGCTCGACGGCACCCAAAAATTGGTGCTGTTGGCGATTCTTGACTACGGACGCATCGCCTACCCACGCCAGGCAGTGCTGGCGGCGAAGTGCGGGATCAGCCGTTCGACTTGCCAGCGCACAGTTGACTCACTACGTCTAAGTGGCGTACTGACAACGACTACCCGCGGCAAGTCGCTTGTCTACCGCGTCAACCTGACAGGACAGGAGATGCCTCAATCTGACGCATCGAGAAGCATCAAATTGACGCCGGAGATGCATCAGAATGACGCTTCTATCGGCGTCAAATTGACTTCGGGATCCTATCTAGCCAATGGAACTCTCCCACCTAACCAGCAAACGGCTACCGCCGTCAGTGGGTGGGAGGTTCAAGATGAGATAGCAAACCGGATCAAGCAACGTGACCCGAGAGCGGACATCAAGAGCCACTGTTCGGTGTGCCGACGTGTGTTGATCTCGTACGGCCTGAGCGACCGCGACGCAGTCGGAGCCTGGCGGCTCCTCTTGGAGCATTGGGCCCGTAGCGGCAATGACGCGTACAGCACACTTAAGTTCCACACCGAGAACCTGGGAGGCGCTCGTGACGTCGCCAAGGTTGTCTTACATCGCTTGCAGGGAGTCGCATGAGCCAACCACAGAGCCTCGAAGATCAGATCCTCCAGCAAGTTCTTGTGATCCAAGCGCTACGCCTACGCATCGCACGCATGGAGTCGATTTACACCACACCACGAACCATCCGATCCACTGGGCAGAATGGGACAACCGAGGACACACGCCACCAGCGTGACACTATCGAGGAATACGGGCCCAGCACGCCACGTTGTGTCACGGATCAGGAAGTCGAACGCGCTGAGGATGACTCGTGACCAACTCACGCATGAAGGGCAAGAACGGTGAGTTGGACGCCTGCCGTGCGCTGGAGAAGTTGTTCCCATTCAAGTGGGAACGTACTGCCCAACGCTATGGCAAAGGCAAAGCAGACATTGAAGCACAGTGCAGCTGGCAGATACACGTTGAAGTAAAACGCCGAAAGACAGGCTATTCGTACGTGTATGGGCGCTTGAAATCCGATCCACTCATTAGCAGTGGCAGCCTCTTGATATGCCGATTGAGTCGGCTCATGCAAGTCATGGACGATGGCATCTGTTTGCCCAATGTTGCACCACGTTGCGCTGGCCTTGAAGATGCCATGCTGCAAGCACGTACTGATGCAAGGGTAGGGTGGTTACCCATTGTCCTTGCCAGGCAGGATGACGAAGAGTGGCTATTAGCGTGGAGGGAAGAGGTAGATACGCGACTCATGGAAGAGGTGCGAACATGGCTAGGCGATGGCGATACGAAGGTGGTATAGGCAAACCTATCAGCATGATTAACACCATTCGCTCACGCGGTGGTACATGGACACGCATAGCCAAAGCACATAAGGCTGTGCATATGTGCTGTGCTGTATGTGGTGCAGTGGCTGACCTTGAGACAGATCACATCATTCCACTGCATCGCGGTGGCACGAATGAATGGCGAAATTTGCAGTCATTGTGCCGCACACATCACATTATCAAGACTACGGCTGAAATTTGACCAGGCCCCGTCATAGGGCCGAGGGGCCTATACCCGCTAAGGCACCGCGGTGTGGATCCACGAAGACAGACGCGCGTCGTAAACACCTGAAACGACCACCTTTATGCGCCGACCTAGCCGATGCCTACGCCGAGTCGATCGCCAGCGGCAGCGCCGTCGCCAATCTGCGAATCGTCGACTCATGCAAGCGCTACTTAGCCGAGCGCAAAGCGCCGGCGGCGCACCAGGTGTGGTGGGACGAGCCACGCGCCGAGGACGCCCGAGCGTTCGCCCGCAAGTGTGGCCAGGGCGTGGAAGAGGACGCCGGCAAACCACTGGAGTGGATGCCGTGGCAGTGCATGGTGGCAATGATCCTGCTCGCTCGCCGACGCGTGATCGCCAAGGTGAAGACCGACACGCCGGCGACCAAGGCGCTGCTGCTGGTGGTGGCGCGCGGCAACGGGAAGACCGAGTTCGCGGCATCGATGATCATGGCAGCGATGCGCGACACCAGCACTAGCCTGGAGTTCTCAAGCGTGGCGCCGGATGGGCGCTTGGCGCAGAAGACCTTTGAGCGGATGCAGACCATGTGCCGCACACTGGCCCTAGATGACACGGACAAAGACGATAAGGGATGGACGTCCTCAGGTGGCTCGACGCCGGCGCATCCCGGCAGAGTGCGCCACGGTGGCAACCGGTACATCTCTTTGCCATGCACCGACCGTGCGCTTGACGGATTGACCACGCGCTTGATCGTCGCGGACGAGACAGCGCGCATGGACAAGGCGTTCGGGCGCTTGCTCACCGGCCTTGCCAAGTTCGCTACCTCGCAACTGTTGGCGATCACCACGCCCGATCCGGAGCAGAAGACGCGCCCGATTTGGGGCTACTGGCAAGCGTGCGAGGCTGCAATCGCTGACGGAACGCCCTATCCGGCGGGCTGGTGGCCCATGATTTACGGTCTAGATGCCGACGATCAAGCCTCAGATCCTGCCGTATGGGCGAAGGCGCACCCAGGTTTGGGCGTCATTGTTGACCCAACGCAGTTGCAACTGGCCGCGCAGACGATGCTAAACACGGGTGATCCCGTGCAGATTGCCGAGTTTGAAACGCAGTTGGCGTGCAGATACCACGAGATTGCCACGACTGACATTGATCTTGCAGTGCTTGAGCGGCAAATGGTGGACTGCGATTGGGATCGCTTGCGCGGCGCGCCAGCGGTCATCGGTCTTGACTTGAGCCGCGGTGGTTATGGAAGTCAACTTGACTTGACGGCGCTCACCATCATGGTGGTCGATGGCGGCATCATTCGTGCGCGAAACGTGTGCTGGTGGGCGGGTACGGACATCGCGCTCGACGAAAAGCGCTGCAAAAACCCGCTACAGGTGTGGATTGAGGCCGGACATCTGCGCCGAATGCCTGGTGAATGGCAGGATATGAGCATTGTGGAGGCTGAAATTGAGCACTTAATGACGCTTTACGACGTGCGAAAGATCGGCGTAGACCCGCATCCAGCGCAAGCGCGAGACATAAAGCGATGGCAGGATCGCGGCTGGCCCATCATTCCGGTCGATCAGAGCATCCGAACGATGGCGCCGGCATGGAAACTGTGGGGCGACCTATTGAAGTCCAAGCAACTTTGCTACCAAATCGATCCGGTACTCGCGTCGGGACTAAACAACGTGCGCCTAATCCGCGACAACGTCGGCAACACGCGACCAGTGAAGGGACGCAGCGCGGGCAACATGGACGTCATCGTGTCCGGCAACATGGCAGCGCTTCTCATGGAACATCACCAGGTGCGCGAGTCGACCGGACTCAGCACCAGCGCTTGTCCGATTGGTTGATCTCACGCAATGCCACGCAATGCCACGCACTAGGAAAAACTAGGAAAAACTCGGAAAAACTCGGAAAGCGGTACGCAACTTCACGCAAGCGGTACGCAACTTCACGCACTGTGAAGAGGTGTGAAATAGTGTGAAATTCTGTGAAACGCTGTATTTAGATGCGAGGTCTGAAATAATCGCTTGACACGCTGAGGCACATTTGTTCCATGCATCTCAGTGAGCATCTTCGCACGATTCTTCGGGTTCAAAAGCGGCGTAGTTGTCTATGCACGCCCGGAACCACTGGCAACGCCAGCGCCACAGCATTTACCCGCTGTCGTTCGTGCCATGAATCTCATCAGCACCGACTTGGCGCGGCTTCCGTTCTCGATCATTGACTCACAGGGCCAGGTTGTCGATTCGCCGATCACGCAATTGATGACGCGGGAAGCCTCGCGCTGGCAGTCGGGCTTTGAGTTCAGACGCTATTTGACTACGTGCGCGCTTGATTCGGGCAACGGTTTGGCACTCATTCGCCGCGATTCGTCGGGCACCGTCGCCGAATTGCAACCACTTCCGAGCGGAACGTCCACGGTTGAACTGACCGAAGAGGGTGTTCAGTACCGCTTGGGCGGGAATCTCCTCAAGGCAGACCAGGTGCTACACCTCGGCTGCTATCCGGATCCGCTGTCGCCGAGTTGGTATATGTCGCCGATGGACGCTTGCAAGTTCGCCATGGAACTGGCAGCAGACCAGGACGCGGCCCACAAGAGCCTGATCCGCACCGGCAGCACCGGCAAGGTTTCGATCTCTCACCCGGGCGCGATGTCCGATCAAACGGTTCAAGCCATCCGCGACGCCTGGCAAACCATGCACGCAACCGCGGAGGGTGCATCGCGCCCGTTGATCCTGCGCGAGGGCATGAAGGCTGAGCGCATCAGCGCTGAATCAACCACCACAAGTTTGGAGTCGCGCCGGTTCTCAATCCAAGAGATCGCCCGCGCATTCGGCGTACCGCCCGAAATGCTCTACCAGCAGGGCGGCGGGGCGCTGTCCTCACAATCAGAAACCGCACGCGCCTACGTTGACGGCGCGCTAGCCCAATGGGTGACAGCGTGGGAATCGGAGATCACGCGAAAACTCTGCGGGCCCGGCGAACACGCAAGGCTCGATACCGACGTCCTGCTCCGCGGCAATATGCGAGATGCCGGCATGGCGCTGTCGAAACTTGTCCTCGCCGGGATCCTCTCACCGAACGACGGGCGCAAGCGAATGGGCCTCCCGCCTATTCAGGGCGAACAGTTCGACATTCCAAGTGTGTCCATGCCAGGCGGAATGAGCGCCATGCAAGGCGACGGCGCCACGGAAAACATCGATGGAGGTGAAGACATTGCTTGAAATCCGTACCGCCAAGATCAGTATGCAAGGCGACAAGATCGGCGGCTACGCCAGCGTCTACGACGCTCCGAGCCACCCGCTCACCGTGCGTGGCATCAACGGTGGCAAGCCATTTACTGAGAAGGTCGCCCGCGGCGCGTTCGACAACTCGCTCCGCTCCAACATCTCGCTGCTTGTCGGTCATGATTCGCGCGACCTCTTGGCAAATACCAAGAGCGGGCTGCTCCAGCTGAACAGCGACGCGCACGGTTTGGCGTTCGAAGTAACGCTCCCCGACACGCAGCGAGCAAAAGATATCCGAGCACTCGTGGACGCCAACGTCCTGAGCGAGATGTCATTCGGCTTCAACGTGATCTCAGATTCTTGGAGCGGCAACACACGCACACTCACCCAGGTGAGGCTATTGGAAGTCTCAATCGTAGAAAACGGCGCCTATCCGCAGACGAGCGCCGAAGCACGACATCTTTCCTCGGGCTTAGCCCGTCTTCGTCTGCGTCTAAGGATGCCGCTATGAAACTGTCCGAACTCTTTGAAAGCCGTAAGGCGCTCACCGCTGAGCGCGATTCCATTCTCGCACAAGATTCCCTCACCGTCGAGATCGAAGCTCGCGGCCATGAAGTCGCAAACGAACTCGCAACCGTTGAAGCCGAGATCCGTTCCGCGCAAATGCGCGAGCGTTTCGCTTCCTCAAGCGCCGTCGAGATCATCGCCAAGCGCGATATGGAACTCGGACGCGAAGAGCGCGACACCAAGAAGTACCGCGACCAGTTCATCGGTTGGCTCAAGGGTGGCGCTGCACCTGAAGTGCGCGCACTAACGACCGCAACCACTCCCGCAACCGTTGCTGGCACCATCATGGTGCCTGCCGTTTACGAGACAGAGATTCTGAAGTTCCTCGATAGCCAAGATTTCATGCGTTCGTTGGCTGATTATCGCGGTGGAGTCACTGGCTACCCATCGCTCCGTTACAACACGCAGACCAGCGCGGCCTACGGTGGCGGCACCGGTTCGTGGATCGCGGAAGGTGGCAACGCCGTTGTGAACGACATGGCACTCGCTGAGGTGCTCTTGCCGCCACGACTCTGCTCACCGACCACGCAAGTTTCGCAGACGCTCTTGCGCCAAGCGAATTTTGACGTGGAAGCCGAAGTCATGATGGATCTTCAGAAGAAGATTTCCAAGAATCAGGCCTTCGGGTTCATCGGAGGTATCGGTGGCACAGCGATGCCAACGGGCATCTTCGATCCTGCAACCACAACTACTGGCGTTCGCACTGGTGCAACGGTTGGAGCAGGTAACACGCGAGCATTGAAGGTGACTGCTGCAACTTCAGACGCTGCCGTGACCATTGCGAACCTGACCAAGATGCGTTACGACATCTTGCCAGCGGCTTACTGGAATAGTCCGACCTGCGCCTGGATCATTCCGCAAGACGTTTACGCAGCGATCGCTGGCATTCTTGTAAACAATGTGCCGCTGTTTGTCCCTTCTGCTGATGCTGGCATCAGGAATGCAGCACCATTTACGCTCATGGGCCTCCCGGTCTACGTAACTCCGTATGTCCCGGCTCTTATCACAACTTCGGCAGCGAAGACCGTGATGGCAGTGGTTGGAGACATCCGAGAGTCCTACAGTATTCGGGAGTGGGCAGGCATCGGCATGATCCGCGACGACATCACGCTGGCGACCACTGGCCAAGTGAAGTACACCGCGATGTCGTTCGCCAACGCGAACATCACCCGCGGCGATGCGCTCGTTCAACTGCGCGTCACCAACGTCTGATTCTGATCCTCTCATCCTTTAGGTGGGTGGGGCTTCGGCCCCACCTACCTACAGCGAGGAACAATGGCTTTAGACATTGCAAAGTTCCGCAGTTGGGCCCGCATTCCTCACACGGAGGATGACCCGGCTATTGGCATTGCATGGGCAGCAGCCGTACGCGAACTGGAAGAGCGAACCGGGTGGTGCGTGGAGTCGGTCACTAGGACGCAGTGGGTGCCCGCAGCGCCCTTGACGATTTACCGCGGTCTGTACCTCCGTTTGGAGCGCCAAGGCGATCTGGCAGGAACTACGGTCACCTACAGCGATAGCGCGACGGTGCCGCTCACCGGCACGTGCTCAAAGATCCAAATCAATGGCCTGATCTACGTCGATATGGACATCGACAATCTGACCTACCCAGTGACGCTGACCGTAACAGCAGGTAACGCGGCGCTCAATCCACTGCTAGAGATGGCGTTACTCCAGCGCGTGGCACACCATGTGGCAAGCCGTGGCGATGACACCATCGCGCTCGACTCGACCTACTGGGACAGGGTGACATCAATGATGGGCAAAGGAATAGCGTAAGTGGCTGGGCACGTCCCATCCGGAATGCTGAGGCTTTCGATGACGGTACAGAATCCCGTGCGAACCGTCGACAGCGTCGGACAAGCCACTGTGGCATGGTTGAGTGTCGCTCAGATTGCTTGCCACATTGACTCAGCACGAACGAACGAAGTTGTAGACGATCTCGGCGTCAACACCCGCTCCGACTGGCGCATCCTGGCCGCCTGGCATCCTGCCGTGACCACGAACAGCCGATTGCTTTACTTGGACAACGGCACCGAGCGCGTGTTCAACGTCCGCGCTTGCTTTGACCGTGACCAGAAGCGCCGACGCTTGGAGATGGAAGCCACGGAGGTAACCGAATGACGGCTACCAAGATCACGATGAAGACGCAGTTTGTAGACGGCAATGTCCGCAAGGCGCTTGCACGTCTTGGGCCCAAGGTTGCAGAGAACGTCATGAAGCGCTCAATGCGCAAAGCATTGCAGCCAGTGCGCACCGCGCTGACTCGGACTTGGTTGTCTGCGAGTTACCGTGGATACCCATGGAGCCGCCAAGACATTGCCAACGCAACTATGGTCGACGTACGCCGAGCTGGCGGTAAAGCCTCTTCAGGAGTTGCAGGGCGCGTAGGCGTCATGTACGGCAAAAAGGCGGGCAACTCCAGTGGCCGCCAAAAGATTTGGCACTTGCTTGAAGGTGGATTTCGGCACTACGCCAAGGGATCCAAGGCGTACGCAAACTTCAGCAAGGACGCCAAGGCAGAGCAAGTGAACTACAAGGCGATCATCGCCGCCAAGCGCCCAGCGGCACTAACTGGGCCACGATCAGAGCGCGCCGGGAAACTCCGCGCCGTCTTCGCCGCAGCACGCGAGGCAGCGCCTACGTTCGTCGCAGAGCGCTCCGGACGCACTGAACAGCGAAAGACCGCCACAGCGAAGCAGATCCCCGGGGCGTGGCGTTCTCGGGCCGTGGCGTCGCAAATGATTCCACAGGTGACAAAGAACCTACGCGACTACATCCTCCAAGCGTGCAAGGAGGCTTTACGTGCCGGTAAGTAGATCGCTCGAAAACATCACGAAAGCGCTGTACTCGTATTTGACTGGAGAGCTGACAAGAGCGGAACTCTCGCCGCGCTGGCGTCGCCAGGGTGATCCGCTCCCTTACGTTGTTTACGAGTTTACCTCGGCCGCGTGGGTACAGACCACGAGCGAAGTCACCAACATGGTGACCTTGTCGGTGAACTTCTCTTGCGTCGGTGCAACCGTAGCCGACTCCCTTGAGGTAGCGGATGAGATCACCGCAGCCTTTTACCAAACGGTTCTGGAAAACAGGATCACGTTTCAGATGGTTGATATCAACATGAGAACCTTGGACGCTGTACCTGATGACGGTACCGGCGATGCCGAACGAATTATCGTAGTTACCACAACATTCCTTACCCACGACGAAAGTTAAACGATGCCAACGACATACACAGCGGGCTACGGCGGGACACTCACGATTAACTCGGTAACTATTCCGGTACAGAACGTGACGATTGACCTATCGCGCCAAGAGATTGACATCACCACCACGCTTGACCTCACCACGCTGGCAATGGCTGGCCGTGTTACGCGCAAAATCACTTGCACGGCAATGGCAACAATCGCCGCGGAAACGGCGCTCACGCTGCTAATCAATACCGCAACGGACACCAAGACCGTGGTGGGATGGACAGATGGCAACTCGGGCACGTCGTACAGCATCACGTGCATGTTGAACAGTGCCAGCCGTTCGTACGACGGGCAGGGCGCGGCGACTATCAACTTCAGTTTCTCGGAAGCGAAGCCAGCCTAATGCCAATTGGAACCGAATATCTAGGCGACGGCTGGCGCGATGCCGACATCGAAGGACTGCCTCCACTCCAGGTGCGCCGGCCAGTGATGCGCGACATTGCCGGCGGCGGCCAGTACTGGTGGATTGCTTGCGTGCGTTGCGCCGACGGTACGCCGTTGCTTGCTGAAGGCGTAGCCGCTGCCGATCTACGCGTGGAAGTCGGTAACGCCATCATCGCGGAGGTAATGAAAGAGCGCCCTATTCAAGCGCCGAAAGGCGCATCTGGAGGATGACTCCAGCAGCCCGAATGGATATGCCAGTCGGGCTGATGAGTGAGGCGACGCCGGAAGAACGGATTGAAAGTCTGCTTATAACGATTGCTTGCGCGCTCACAAGCGCACCACCTCACAGGATTGCACCATGGCTAATGACTTAAAGGCATCGGTAAGCATCACAGCGGATACGAGCGGACTGATCTCCGGCGTGAATGGTGCCATGGAAAAGATCAACCGCATCAGCGCCAGTAGCACTGCCATGGCTGGCATGATGGGCGCACAGAAGGTGCTGCAACTTGCTCAGCAAATGTACACGGCTATTTCGGATCGCTCTGAGCATCTATCGAAACTTGCGCACACGTTCTCGCCTGAAGCGATGACGAGCGCCGCCAATCTTTCACAGGCTCAATTGCGATCGGATATGGCGGTCGGTCAAGCCATGGGCCCGGCACAGGCGGGCATTGACCGAGCCAAGCAGGACGCCATAGCCGAAGAGACTGCCAGCACTCTTCAGAACGCAAAGCAAATCGGCGAAGGGATGATCGTCCTCAACGCCATTTGGAACCAAACGAAACTTATCGCCACGGAAAGCGCCGACGCCACACTTATGGCGCTCGGTTCATTGAATCAGATGCCGGAGATGGCGGCAGCCGCTGTTGCAAACCCAGTCGAAACTGCGACCGGATCAATACTCGGCGTAAGCGCTGGGCCGCTCCTGCAAGCCATTGGCAGCACACTTGAAGCCATGTTCGCAAAGGTAAAGGGAGACTAATGGGAGCGCTCAAGATCGTTAAACACGCCAGTGGCCCACAGTACAAGGTGCAAAGCCCCGGGCAACCGTTCACCATGACGGAGCATTACGTTGTTTCGTGGGTACCAACGAGCCCGGAAGACGTTCAATCTTGCCCGGAAGATATTGCGATCATCGTCGCTGCATCAGAAACTGGCGCGGGCGGCTTGAAGATCCCGAAGGTACAAGAGCGGTACGTCGGTTGCGACGCCAACGCATCGTTCCTCGTCTGCGAATCGGTCGATTGGCGCGTTATGCCAGGTGCGCTGAAGACTTGGATGGTTACCGCGAACTGGTCAAGCCTGATGGAGTTTGTGTACAACGCCACACTCCCCGAGCCATGGACGCGCATTACGCGCACCAGTTCTATGAGGCAGATGCCCATATGGCGAATCGATGCCGCGATACCTACTGGGGCTTACACATACCCGCCAACAACTGCTGCGGGCGACATCGGCGGAACAAAGGTAGATATTGGTGGACAGCCTGCAAATCGGTTTGTACAGCAGATGCAAATCATTTGCGAGTTCTACTACGACCGTACGTTCACGCTTGGGCCCGATGACGAGATTGCCGCAGAGCCTGGCCCATTCTTCAGCGGCTGGCTCGGCACGCGCAATTCGGAAGAGTTCCTCGGCTATGACCCGGGGCAGATCCTTTGCAACGGCATCAGCATCTCGCCAGTGAACGATCAGATTTACATTATGCAGTTCAAGTTCTTGTTTGATTGGCTGTCGTTCTTTGAGCAGCGCCCAGCACCAAACACTGGTGGCGCGTCATTCCTTGCCGCGGCGGCTACCAATTTTCTTGGAGTTCCATACAGACAGTCCAGCTTGGTTTCGTGGTACCAACCGTACCCGGATCTTGAGGATCTGAAACTCATGTTCCCGGCGGCTGTGTACGACGCGTTCCTGACCGCATTGCCAGCCGTCAACACGTGCGCCACACCGGGACGCAGTCTCGCCGATCGTCAATTCGATTTCCCTGCTTCATGAGTAACCAGCGTCCAATCTTCAACAACGGTCTGTACGGGAAAGCCAACCGTACGGTTATGAACGCATTCATGGACTCAGCGGACACGATCGCCGCAAATCAGGGCGCTATTGAGTGGGCGTACCGCGCATCGATGCCAGAGCCGTTTGCCACGCGCACGTTCCTTGCACGTATCCAAACTGCGACGGTCATTACTGCAAATTGCAGATGGTCTTACGCGGGCACCGAGGCCGTGCTACTGTCCGCTTCGCCTTGGCATGAGATTGTGACAGGCAGTAATTACGATTTTGCGGGCGCACTCAACCTACGCGAGTTGTTTAACACGAGCGGCACGGACATTGACGGTATGGACATTTCAAGCCCGGCGTCTACTGTCGGACCAGTTGGATCGGCTTACGTGAGCGGAGCATGGGGCACCACTGGCCTCGAAGCGCTTGTAGTCATGACAATGAGTTACACGAAAACGGGCGCAGTGTCGTATTACTTCGATCGACCTAATCCAATCAGGTGCACCTAATGGCCAACCTCACGCTCGTTACTCCAATTCCGCCACAAGTCATCTGCAAGGGTGAAGTATTCGCAATCTCGATGCACGTCCACGATGACGGCTCAAACTTCAACTGGACGAACTTCACGCCCGTCGGCAAGATCACCGTCGGCACGATCACCATTGCAGCTAGCACCGCGACGGTCATTAACGCTGGCGGCGGAACGGCCACCGTGTCCTGGACTGTGGCGCAGACGCTGACCGTAGACGCCAATTCGTGGGGCACCATCGTCCTTTACGCAGACCCGACATCCGGCAGCGAAAATCGGCACATCGCGACCATCTTCGCACGCATAACAGCAGAAAGCATTCCGTAAATGTACACCTCAATGATGCGACGCGCCCTTTTCGGAACGGGTAGCGCAGGCAGCGTTACTGCTGACCTATTAGTAGTCGCTGGCGGCGGCGGTGGTGGTGAAACGGGCGGAGGCGGTGGTGGCGCCGGAGGAGCAAGAACATTTACGCAAGTTATATCGGCTGGTTCTTACACCGTCACTATCGGCGCGGGAGGAGCGGCTAGCGCTAGTGGTTCAAATAGTGTGTTTGATAGCACTACGTCTACTGGCGGTGGCCGCGGTGGGTTTGCTGGCAATGAGAACGCCGCAAACGGCGGAAGCGGTGGCGGCGCACGCGGTACTGGAACGGCTGGAACTGGCATTTCTGGACAAGGCAACGCAGGCGGAACGGCTATCAATGCAAACGCTTTTCCCAATGGCGGCGGTGGTGGCGCTGGAGCAGTCGGTTCGAACGCTCCATCAAATACTGTGGGTGGCGCTGGCGGCGCTGGCTTGCTGTCTTTCATCAGTGGATCAGCAACGTATTACGGCGGCGGCGGTGGTGGTGGGTGCTACGGAGGAAACGGAACCGGAGGTGCTGGTGGTAATGGTGGCGGAGGAACTGGTGGCAATTTCGCTACTTCATCTACTAGCGGTACAGCAAACACAGGCGGCGGCGGTGGCGGCAGGGGCGGAAACAATGTCGGAACATCACTGGGAGGATCTGGAATTGTCATTGTGTCGTATCCAGGCTCATCAAGAGGAACGGGCGGAACAATCACGACTTCGGGCGGCAACACCATCCATACATTCACGGCTAGTGGAACGTTGGTGATCTCATGAAATACGCAGCACAAATCATCGAAGATATGGTTGCTCAAGTTGTCGTTACGCCCACTCTTTCATGGGTGCGCGACAACCTCGGCGGCGAGTGGGTGGAATGCAAGACTGACGGCAGTATCCGCGGGTGCTATCCGGGCCCGGGCTACACGTATGACCGCGTGAACGACCTGTTCGTACCACCACCAGCACCGCCCGAAGAGCCATGATTCACCTTGCACTGTTCATCATCTTGGTGCTCACCAGCGGCTGTGCATCGAGCACGGCGGCGATCTCACAGAGTGCCAACACTTCGCGAGAGGCGGCGACGTCGGCACGCTCCCACCTGGCGAAAGCCAACGCGGAGCTCGAGCGCATCGAGGCGCTTGCCGCGGAGATCTCGGCACGGATCCCGTACGTCTCTGATGATCAAAGTCCGATCCATTCAACGCTCCAGTATGTGTCGATCGCAGTGGTGGCCGCTGTGATCGGAGCACTGATCTACACCTACATACCTCGAGGCCGCTGATGCTTACGACAGCCCAATATACGACATGGCTCTTAGGACTTGTAATTCTCACCTTCGCCGCCGGGTGCAGCGTTGGCTCAACCTTCCGCCGCACCCGCATTTCAACAAAGGCATCAAATGCTCAACCTCGCAAGCGCTGAATCGTTTTTAGGATCAATTTTCTTCGCCACCACTTTGGGCTTAATTGGTGCCTTGGCAGGATATTTTTGGTGCCGCAGTAAGGGCAGCAAATGAGCCGACGGCGCTGCTGTGGGCCCACGGATCCGCACGTGCCGGATGCAGGGTGCCACGCCGTTCCGACCGGATGGAACGCGCGTACCTATCGCATTGTGTTGCCACGTTTTGATCCAATGTCACACGGTCGAGAAATTCCAGGCGTTCCATTGGATCTAGAGGACACGGGCATATGCGCCGGGAACGCATCTCATCCCGGATGGGCAGCGACGCTATGCGAGTACATCCCAGAGTTGTATTTCTTCCATCGAATACGGACGTTTCCAACGTGTACTGGCCCTGGAATATTGCCGTTTTGTCATAAAGCATTCGGGCCATGCACGGACTATGTTCCAGCAGGAAACATTGCGTTTTCCGGGGCAGATTTGAATGCTGGAAATAGTTACACAAAGTCGTATTTTACCGACTTTGCAGCGGGCGCAAACACTGCATCTCGCTCTGTGTTCTTGACTCGTTGCTCTTTGTGCGAAGCCTCAGCACCGCAAGGGTTTTACGGCAATGCAAACCGGACTTATTTAAGCATTAAAATTGTAAACCGATGCGGTTTTAGCACGCGAGACTGTGAGCCGAGCGGACCGTTGTCGACGCTTTTTACAAACGGCGAGTATTACGCCACGTACTATTCTGATCCGTTTACGGCGAGCGAAGGAATTGCGCCGCGCGTGTATTTAAAATCATTACTGCATGTGGAGCCATCGTATGCGCCGTCTTGCAATGCCCCTGATTTCACTTGGACTGTGAACGACCAGTGCCGAAAATCTTGGGAGAAAGGAACGCTATTAGACTTTCCAATAAACATAGTACCGACCGAGATCGAAATCGAACGGCTGACTTAAAAGCAATGCTCGAACGTCAACATCCACCACGGCAAGGGATTGGCGACGTCGTCGCCAGTGCCACAAAGGCGGTCGGTATTAAGCCGTGCCCGCCGTGCGCCCAGCGCCAGGCGGCGCTGAACCGGGCTACGCCGGGATGGGTAGGAAAGATCCTCAGTTGGTTTAAGAGGTAAACCAAGTACCTTCCGGTCATGAGACACCGGGGCCTAATAGAAAAATTGGATCGCCAGCGCGGCGAATGGTGGCTTTGCCGCAAGGATTCTGACCCTCGCGGGAAGTGGACGATTACGGCTGACCCGGGCCCGCAGTGGGACTGGCGCTTCAAGGTGGGCTTTAGTTATGAGCGCGCAGTACGCAGATTATTGGTGGCTCAGGATGAAGAAAAGCGCACAAGAAAACTTGCTCTAAAAACCGCGGAAAGAGTCAAGCAAATTTGCTCACTCGCCGATAAACTCTCAAATGGCCGCACTTGAGAGGGTGTACGTCAGGTTGGGGATGGCTGGTATTTGAATTTAACGTAACAGCCAATCCTTATCTGCACCAGTTCATGTGCGTTCTCTTGAGAGGAACGCAAGATGGAACTTTTCTACGTAGTAATTGGTTGTTTCGCTGCTGGTGTGTTTATGCTGATGCTGCTTGACCCGTCGCACGAATCGTGCAAGCCGGAGGTCAAGCGATGAACGAACTAACTGCCACGGATGGCATCAACCCGGGCGCTATCGTCAAGCGCAACGAGGAAGTGTGCCGCATCGTCGGGCCCATCGTCCGCGCCAAGTACACGCAAGTAATTCAGGGCCGCAACTACCTCACCGTGCAGGGCGCCCAGGCGATCGCCTCATCGCTCGGCTACACCTCAGGCACTGCCAGCGTTCGCCACGTCGACCCGACGGAAAGCGTGGCTGGATACTGGGAAGCGACCTGCACGGTGATGTTGAATGGCGTCGTAGTGGGCTCGGGCATTGGCTCGGTCTTCGACGACGAGCGCCCGTGGAATACGCGTCCGCAGTTCGCCAGGCAAATGATGGCGCAGACCCGCGCTACCGGTCGGGCGCTTAAGGGCGTGATGGGGTGGGCGTTTGCAGCGCTCGACTACGAGGGCAGCATCGCTGAGGAAATGCCGGAGGAAGCCACGAGGATGCCTCAGGACGCGCCCGCGCCTCGCAAGGCACTCGCTGCGCCCTCAAAGGCGTCGAGGCCGGCTCAAGTCAAGCCTGAGCCTAAAGGCGACCGCCTCCAAGTACGCGGCGTTTGTGTCGGAGTTGATCCAAAGACGGCAAAATCGGGAAAGGAATACTGGCGCGTAGGGCTCGAAGCCAACGGCGTCGAGTGGTTTACCTCGTTCTCGGCGGTGGATGCAGACATCATCGGCAAGTTGATCGCCTTGCAGCTCAAGCCATGGCAAGATGGTTTCCTGATCGTGGACGTCCAGGTGGTGGTGGAAGAGGAGGTGCCGTTTTGAACATGCAACTTCGCGGCAATGGACATTGGACAGCGCTAAGGGGCCAAAGATCTGAAGCGGTGGTCGCGCAGTATTTCCGGAACCGGAAATTGGAGGTCGTTGAGCAAGGGCACGAGCGGTTGAATCATGACCTGCTAGTTGAAACCTTTGGGCGCGTCCAGGTGAAGACTTGTCACATGATCGATCGGAAGGAATCCGGTCGCAAGAGTTGGCTTCCGACTTCCAAACGACTTCGATGCAATTTGTGTGCGTCTGATCGGCGTTACGCCACTGGCGTAATCGATTGGTTTGCGTTCGTTTACTACCAAAGCGACAGCCCAAGAGTTTGGCTTGTACCGGAATCGAAACTGCGGGCGAATGAGGAATACCTCATCAGCGGTTATTCAATCGCCCTTAACTCCGCTCGTGCTTGTTGGGAATCGGTCGACCTAACCCCAACACTTTTGGAGGCCGTATGACCCGTCCTCAACCATCGGAAGTTTGGCGCTGCGGAGCTCTTGACGGCACCCAAAAATTGGTGCTGTTGGCCATTCTTGACTACGGACGCCTGGCGTACCCTCGCCAGGCAGTGCTGGCAGCGAAGTGCGGCATTAGCAAATCGACTTGCCAGCGCACTGTTGACGGACTACGCGCAAGTGGCGTCTTGACAACGACTACCAAGGGCAAGGCGCTTTCCTATCGCGTCAACTTGACAGGGCAGGAGATACCTCAATCTGACGTTTCACGAAACGTCAATCTGACGTCGGAGAAGAGTCAATTTGACGTTTCTAGCGAAGTCAAATTGACGTCGGGATCCTATCTAGCCAAGTTAACTAGTCCACCTAACCAGGGAAACGCTACCGCGTTCAACGGGTGGGAGGTTCAAGATGACATGGCAAACCGGATCAAGCAACGTGACCCGAGAGCGGACATCAAGAGCCACTGTTCGGTATGCCGGCGCGTACTCATCTCGCACGGTCTGAGCGACCGTGACGCACTCGGAGCCTGGCGCTTGCTCTTGGAGCATTGGGCCCGTAGCGGCAACGACGCATACTCGACATTGAAGTTCCACACAGAGAACCTGGGAGGCGCACGTGACGTCGCCAAGGTTGTCTTACACCGATTGCAGGGAGTCGCATGAGCCAACCACAGAGCCTTGAAGATCAGATCCTCCAGCAAGTGCTTGTGATCCAAGCGCTACGGCTACGCATTGCGCGGATGGAGTCGATTTACACCACGCCACGAACCATCCGATCCACTGGGCAGAATGGGACAACCGAGGACACGCGCCATCAGCGTGACACTATCGAGGAATACGGCCCCATTACGCCTCGTTGTGTCACGGATCAGGAAGTCGATCAAGCGGAAGATGACGGAGCATGACCAATTCACGCATGAAAGGAAAGAACGGCGAGCTCGACGCTTGTAGAGCGTTGGGAAAGTTGTTTCCATTCACCTGGGAGCGCACGGCCCAGCGCTATGGCAAAGGCAAAGCCGACATTGAAGCACAGTGCGATTGGAAGATTCACGTTGAAGTAAAGCGCCGTAAATCAGGCTATTCGTACGTGTATGGGCGTCTTGCGAATGACAATCTGATCGTGAGTGGAAGCCTATTGATTTGCCGGCTAAGCAAACTGCGCACAGTGATGGACGATGGCGTATGTCTGCCCAATGTTGCACCACGTTGCGCTGGCCTTGAGGATGCAATGCTTCAGGCACGTACTGATGCAAAGGTAGGGTGGTTACCCATCGTTCTTGCAAGGCAGGATGATGAGGAATGGCTATTAGCGTGGCGTGAAGAGGTGGATACACGACTCATGGAAGAGGTACGCACATGGCTAGGCGATGGCGATACGAAGGTGGTATAGGCAAGCCCATCAGCATGGTTAACACCATTCGCTCACGCGGTGGTACATGGACACGCATAGCCAAAGCACATAAGGCTGTGCATATGTGCTGTGCTGTATGTGGTGCAGTGGCTGACCTTGAGACAGATCACATCATCCCACTGCATCGTGGTGGCACGAATGATTGGAAGAATTTGCAGTCATTGTGCCGCACACATCACGTTATTAAGACTACGGCGGAAATTTGACCAGCCCCCGTCATAGGGTCGAGGGGCATACAAGCGCTAAGGCACCGCGGTGTGGATCCACCAAAACAGACAGACGACGTAACCACAGCAAAAAGCCACCTTTATGCGCCGACCTTGCCGATGCGTACGCCGAATCGATCGCCAGCGGAAGCGCCGTCGCCAATCTGCGAATCGTCGACTCTTGCAAGCGCTATCTAGCCGAGCGAAAGTCGCCCGCGGCGCACCAGGTGTGGTGGGATGAAACCCGCGCCGAAGACGCCCGGTCGTTTGCCCGCAAGTGTGGCCAGGGCGTCGAAGAGGGCGCGGGGCAACCACTGGAGTGGATGCCGTGGCAGTGCATGGTCGCGATGATCTTGCTCGCCCGGCGTCGAGTGGTGTCGAAGGTAAAGACCGACACGCCCGCCACCAAAGCGCTGCTGCTGGTGGTGGCCCGCGGAAATGGGAAGACCGAGTTCGCGGCGTCGATGATTATGGCGGCGATGCGAGATGGATCGCAAGCGCTTGAGTTCTCGTCAGTCGCGCCTGATGGGCGCTTGGCGCAGAAGACCTTTGAGCGAATGCAGACCATGTGCCGGACGCTGGCGCTCGATGACACCGACAAAGACGAGCAGGGATGGAAAGTATCGGGCGGTTCAACGCCAGCGCACCCTGGCAAAGTCAGGCACGGTGGCAATCGGTACGTGTCTCTGCCATGCACTGATGCCGCCCTCGACGGTTTAACGAGTCGGCTTACGGTGAGCGATGAGACAAGTCGCATGAACAAAGCGTTCGGTCGCTTGCTCACTGGTCTTGCGAAGTTCGCTACGTCGCAACTGCTGGCGATCACCACGCCCGATCCGGAGCAGAAGACGCGCCCGATTTGGGGCTACTGGCAAGCGTGCGAGGCTGCAATCGCTGACGGAACGCCCTATCCGGCGGGCTGGTGGCCCATGATTTACGGGCTAGATGCCGACGATTGTGCCTCGGATCCCGCTGTTTGGGCGAAGGCGCACCCAGGTTTAGGCGTCATTGTCGACCCGACGCAGTTGCAACTGGCCGCGCAAACGATGCTAAACACGGGCGATCCCGTGCAGATTGCTGAGTTTGAGACGCAGTTGGCGTGCCGTTACCACACGATTGCGACCTCTGATGTCGATACTGCGATCCTCGAGCGGCAGTTTGAAGAGGTTGACTGGACGCGCCTACGCGGTGCGCCCGCAGTCATCGCAGTGGATTTAAGTCGAGGTGGCTACGGGGCCCAACTTGATTTGACAGCGTTGACAATCCTTGTGGTCGACGGGAAAATGATTCGAGGCCGCAACGTGTGTTGGTGGGCGGGCGTAGACATTGCGCTTGACGAAAAGAGATGCCGAAACCCGCTACAGAAGTGGATTGAGGCAGGACATCTGCGCCGAATGCCTGGTGAGTGGCAGGACATGAGCGTCGTCGAAGCGGAGATCGAGAACTTGATGGCCACTTATGACGTCCGCAAGATCGGAGTCGACCCGCATCCAGCGCAAGCGCATGACATCAAGCGATGGATTGATCGCGGATGGCCCATCATTACCGTGGATCAGGGCATCCGAACGATGGCCCCTGCCTGGAAGGTGTGGGCAGATCTCCTGAAAAGTAGGCAGTTGACATACGCGGCAGACCCAGTTTTGGTGTCCGGGCTCGGTCAAATCACCTTGATTTCAGACAATGTGGGCAACATCCGGCCGGTAAAGGGACGCGGCGGGAAGGGCAACATGGATGTGATTGTCTCCGGCAACATGGCAGCGCTTCTGATGGAACATCACCAGGTGCGCGAGGCAACCGGATTGAGTACAAGCGCTTGCCCGATTGGTTAAGGTGGCAAGTCTGAAATAATCGCTTGACATCCTGAGGCACATTCGTTCCATGCATCTCAGTGAGCATCTTCGCACGATTCTTCGGTTTCAAAAGCGGCGTGGTTGTCTACGCACGCCCGGAACCACTGGCAACGCCAGCACCACAGCATTTACCGGCTGTCGTTCGTGCAATGAATCTCATCAGCACCGACTTGGCGCGGCTCCCGTTCTCGATCATCGACTCACAGGGCCAGGTTGTGGACTCGCCGATCACCCAACTGATGACGCGGGAAGCCTCGCGCTGGCAGTCGGGCTTTGAGTTCAGACGCTATTTGACTACGTGCGCGCTTGATTCGGGCAACGGTTTGGCACTCATTCGCCGCGATTCGTCGGGCACCGTCGCCGAATTGCAACCACTTCCGAGCGGAACGTCCACGGTTGAACTGACCGAAGAGGGTGTTCAGTACCGCTTGGGCGGGAATCTCCTCAAGGCAGACCAGGTGCTACACCTCGGCTGCTATCCGGATCCGCTGTCGCCGAGTTGGTATATGTCGCCGATGGACGCTTGCAAGTTCGCCATGGAACTGGCAGCAGACCAGGACGCGGCCCACAAGAGCCTGATCCGCACCGGCAGCACCGGCAAGGTTTCGATCTCTCACCCGGGCGCGATGTCCGATCAAACGGTTCAAGCCATCCGCGACGCCTGGCAAACCATGCACGCAACCGCGGAGGGTGCATCGCGCCCGTTGATCCTGCGCGAGGGCATGAAGGCTGAGCGCATCAGCGCTGAATCAACCACCACAAGTTTGGAGTCGCGCCGGTTCTCAATCCAAGAGATCGCCCGCGCATTCGGCGTACCGCCCGAAATGCTCTACCAGCAGGGCGGCGGGGCGCTGTCCTCACAATCAGAAACCGCACGCGCCTACGTTGACGGCGCGCTAGCCCAATGGGTGACAGCGTGGGAATCGGAGATCACGCGAAAACTCTGCGGGCCCGGCGAACACGCAAGGCTCGATACCGACGTCCTGCTCCGCGGCAATATGCGAGATGCCGGCATGGCGCTGTCGAAACTTGTCCTCGCCGGGATCCTCTCACCGAACGACGGGCGCAAGCGAATGGGCCTCCCGCCTATTCAGGGCGAACAGTTCGACATTCCAAGTGTGTCCATGCCAGGCGGAATGAGCGCCATGCAAGGCGACGGCGCCACGGAAAACATCGATGGAGGTGAAGACATTGCTTGAAATCCGTACCGCCAAGATCAGTATGCAAGGCGACAAGATCGGCGGCTACGCCAGCGTCTACGACGCTCCGAGCCACCCGCTCACCGTGCGTGGCATCAACGGTGGCAAGCCATTTACTGAGAAGGTCGCCCGCGGCGCGTTCGACAACTCGCTCCGCTCCAACATCTCGCTGCTTGTCGGTCATGATTCGCGCGACCTCTTGGCAAATACCAAGAGCGGGCTGCTCCAGCTGAACAGCGACGCGCACGGTTTGGCGTTCGAAGTAACGCTCCCCGACACGCAGCGAGCAAAAGATATCCGAGCACTCGTGGACGCCAACGTCCTGAGCGAGATGTCATTCGGCTTCAACGTGATCTCAGATTCTTGGAGCGGCAACACACGCACACTCACCCAGGTGAGGCTATTGGAAGTCTCAATCGTAGAAAACGGCGCCTATCCGCAGACGAGCGCCGAAGCACGACATCTTTCCTCGGGCTTAGCCCGTCTTCGTCTGCGTCTAAGGATGCCGCTATGAAACTGTCCGAACTCTTTGAAAGCCGTAAGGCGCTCACCGCTGAGCGCGATTCCATTCTCGCACAAGATTCCCTCACCGTCGAGATCGAAGCTCGCGGCCATGAAGTCGCAAACGAACTCGCAACCGTTGAAGCCGAGATCCGTTCCGCGCAAATGCGCGAGCGTTTCGCTTCCTCAAGCGCCGTCGAGATCATCGCCAAGCGCGATATGGAACTCGGACGCGAAGAGCGCGACACCAAGAAGTACCGCGACCAGTTCATCGGTTGGCTCAAGGGTGGCGCTGCACCTGAAGTGCGCGCACTAACGACCGCAACCACTCCCGCAACCGTTGCTGGCACCATCATGGTGCCTGCCGTTTACGAGACAGAGATTCTGAAGTTCCTCGATAGCCAAGATTTCATGCGTTCGTTGGCTGATTATCGCGGTGGAGTCACTGGCTACCCATCGCTCCGTTACAACACGCAGACCAGCGCGGCCTACGGTGGCGGCACCGGTTCGTGGATCGCGGAAGGTGGCAACGCCGTTGTGAACGACATGGCACTCGCTGAGGTGCTCTTGCCGCCACGACTCTGCTCACCGACCACGCAAGTTTCGCAGACGCTCTTGCGCCAAGCGAATTTTGACGTGGAAGCCGAAGTCATGATGGATCTTCAGAAGAAGATTTCCAAGAATCAGGCCTTCGGGTTCATCGGAGGTATCGGTGGCACAGCGATGCCAACGGGCATCTTCGATCCTGCAACCACAACTACTGGCGTTCGCACTGGTGCAACGGTTGGAGCAGGTAACACGCGAGCATTGAAGGTGACTGCTGCAACTTCAGACGCTGCCGTGACCATTGCGAACCTGACCAAGATGCGTTACGACATCTTGCCAGCGGCTTACTGGAATAGTCCGACCTGCGCCTGGATCATTCCGCAAGACGTTTACGCAGCGATCGCTGGCATTCTTGTAAACAATGTGCCGCTGTTTGTCCCTTCTGCTGATGCTGGCATCAGGAATGCAGCACCATTTACGCTCATGGGCCTCCCGGTCTACGTAACTCCGTATGTCCCGGCTCTTATCACAACTTCGGCAGCGAAGACCGTGATGGCAGTGGTTGGAGACATCCGAGAGTCCTACAGTATTCGGGAGTGGGCAGGCATCGGCATGATCCGCGACGACATCACGCTGGCGACCACTGGCCAAGTGAAGTACACCGCGATGTCGTTCGCCAACGCGAACATCACCCGCGGCGATGCGCTCGTTCAACTGCGCGTCACCAACGTCTGATTCTGATCCTCTCATCCTTTAGGTGGGTGGGGCTTCGGCCCCACCTACCTACAGCGAGGAACAATGGCTTTAGACATTGCAAAGTTCCGCAGTTGGGCCCGCATTCCTCACACGGAGGATGACCCGGCTATTGGCATTGCATGGGCAGCAGCCGTACGCGAACTGGAAGAGCGAACCGGGTGGTGCGTGGAGTCGGTCACTAGGACGCAGTGGGTGCCCGCAGCGCCCTTGACGATTTACCGCGGTCTGTACCTCCGTTTGGAGCGCCAAGGCGATCTGGCAGGAACTACGGTCACCTACAGCGATAGCGCGACGGTGCCGCTCACCGGCACGTGCTCAAAGATCCAAATCAATGGCCTGATCTACGTCGATATGGACATCGACAATCTGACCTACCCAGTGACGCTGACCGTAACAGCAGGTAACGCGGCGCTCAATCCACTGCTAGAGATGGCGTTACTCCAGCGCGTGGCACACCATGTGGCAAGCCGTGGCGATGACACCATCGCGCTCGACTCGACCTACTGGGACAGGGTGACATCAATGATGGGCAAAGGAATAGCGTAAGTGGCTGGGCACGTCCCATCCGGAATGCTGAGGCTTTCGATGACGGTACAGAATCCCGTGCGAACCGTCGACAGCGTCGGACAAGCCACTGTGGCATGGTTGAGTGTCGCTCAGATTGCTTGCCACATTGACTCAGCACGAACGAACGAAGTTGTAGACGATCTCGGCGTCAACACCCGCTCCGACTGGCGCATCCTGGCCGCCTGGCATCCTGCCGTGACCACGAACAGCCGATTGCTTTACTTGGACAACGGCACCGAGCGCGTGTTCAACGTCCGCGCTTGCTTTGACCGTGACCAGAAGCGCCGACGCTTGGAGATGGAAGCCACGGAGGTAACCGAATGACGGCTACCAAGATCACGATGAAGACGCAGTTTGTAGACGGCAATGTCCGCAAGGCGCTTGCACGTCTTGGGCCCAAGGTTGCAGAGAACGTCATGAAGCGCTCAATGCGCAAAGCATTGCAGCCAGTGCGCACCGCGCTGACTCGGACTTGGTTGTCTGCGAGTTACCGTGGATACCCATGGAGCCGCCAAGACATTGCCAACGCAACTATGGTCGACGTACGCCGAGCTGGCGGTAAAGCCTCTTCAGGAGTTGCAGGGCGCGTAGGCGTCATGTACGGCAAAAAGGCGGGCAACTCCAGTGGCCGCCAAAAGATTTGGCACTTGCTTGAAGGTGGATTTCGGCACTACGCCAAGGGATCCAAGGCGTACGCAAACTTCAGCAAGGACGCCAAGGCAGAGCAAGTGAACTACAAGGCGATCATCGCCGCCAAGCGCCCAGCGGCACTAACTGGGCCACGATCAGAGCGCGCCGGGAAACTCCGCGCCGTCTTCGCCGCAGCACGCGAGGCAGCGCCTACGTTCGTCGCAGAGCGCTCCGGACGCACTGAACAGCGAAAGACCGCCACAGCGAAGCAGATCCCCGGGGCGTGGCGTTCTCGGGCCGTGGCGTCGCAAATGATTCCACAGGTGACAAAGAACCTACGCGACTACATCCTCCAAGCGTGCAAGGAGGCTTTACGTGCCGGTAAGTAGATCGCTCGAAAACATCACGAAAGCGCTGTACTCGTATTTGACTGGAGAGCTGACAAGAGCGGAACTCTCGCCGCGCTGGCGTCGCCAGGGTGATCCGCTCCCTTACGTTGTTTACGAGTTTACCTCGGCCGCGTGGGTACAGACCACGAGCGAAGTCACCAACATGGTGACCTTGTCGGTGAACTTCTCTTGCGTCGGTGCAACCGTAGCCGACTCCCTTGAGGTAGCGGATGAGATCACCGCAGCCTTTTACCAAACGGTTCTGGAAAACAGGATCACGTTTCAGATGGTTGATATCAACATGAGAACCTTGGACGCTGTACCTGATGACGGTACCGGCGATGCCGAACGAATTATCGTAGTTACCACAACATTCCTTACCCACGACGAAAGTTAAACGATGCCAACGACATACACAGCGGGCTACGGCGGGACACTCACGATTAACTCGGTAACTATTCCGGTACAGAACGTGACGATTGACCTATCGCGCCAAGAGATTGACATCACCACCACGCTTGACCTCACCACGCTGGCAATGGCTGGCCGTGTTACGCGCAAAATCACTTGCACGGCAATGGCAACAATCGCCGCGGAAACGGCGCTCACGCTGCTAATCAATACCGCAACGGACACCAAGACCGTGGTGGGATGGACAGATGGCAACTCGGGCACGTCGTACAGCATCACGTGCATGTTGAACAGTGCCAGCCGTTCGTACGACGGGCAGGGCGCGGCGACTATCAACTTCAGTTTCTCGGAAGCGAAGCCAGCCTAATGCCAATTGGAACCGAATATCTAGGCGACGGCTGGCGCGATGCCGACATCGAAGGACTGCCTCCACTCCAGGTGCGCCGGCCAGTGATGCGCGACATTGCCGGCGGCGGCCAGTACTGGTGGATTGCTTGCGTGCGTTGCGCCGACGGTACGCCGTTGCTTGCTGAAGGCGTAGCCGCTGCCGATCTACGCGTGGAAGTCGGTAACGCCATCATCGCGGAGGTAATGAAAGAGCGCCCTATTCAAGCGCCGAAAGGCGCATCTGGAGGATGACTCCAGCAGCCCGAATGGATATGCCAGTCGGGCTGATGAGTGAGGCGACGCCGGAAGAACGGATTGAAAGTCTGCTTATAACGATTGCTTGCGCGCTCACAAGCGCACCACCTCACAGGATTGCACCATGGCTAATGACTTAAAGGCATCGGTAAGCATCACAGCGGATACGAGCGGACTGATCTCCGGCGTGAATGGTGCCATGGAAAAGATCAACCGCATCAGCGCCAGTAGCACTGCCATGGCTGGCATGATGGGCGCACAGAAGGTGCTGCAACTTGCTCAGCAAATGTACACGGCTATTTCGGATCGCTCTGAGCATCTATCGAAACTTGCGCACACGTTCTCGCCTGAAGCGATGACGAGCGCCGCCAATCTTTCACAGGCTCAATTGCGATCGGATATGGCGGTCGGTCAAGCCATGGGCCCGGCACAGGCGGGCATTGACCGAGCCAAGCAGGACGCCATAGCCGAAGAGACTGCCAGCACTCTTCAGAACGCAAAGCAAATCGGCGAAGGGATGATCGTCCTCAACGCCATTTGGAACCAAACGAAACTTATCGCCACGGAAAGCGCCGACGCCACACTTATGGCGCTCGGTTCATTGAATCAGATGCCGGAGATGGCGGCAGCCGCTGTTGCAAACCCAGTCGAAACTGCGACCGGATCAATACTCGGCGTAAGCGCTGGGCCGCTCCTGCAAGCCATTGGCAGCACACTTGAAGCCATGTTCGCAAAGGTAAAGGGAGACTAATGGGAGCGCTCAAGATCGTTAAACACGCCAGTGGCCCACAGTACAAGGTGCAAAGCCCCGGGCAACCGTTCACCATGACGGAGCATTACGTTGTTTCGTGGGTACCAACGAGCCCGGAAGACGTTCAATCTTGCCCGGAAGATATTGCGATCATCGTCGCTGCATCAGAAACTGGCGCGGGCGGCTTGAAGATCCCGAAGGTACAAGAGCGGTACGTCGGTTGCGACGCCAACGCATCGTTCCTCGTCTGCGAATCGGTCGATTGGCGCGTTATGCCAGGTGCGCTGAAGACTTGGATGGTTACCGCGAACTGGTCAAGCCTGATGGAGTTTGTGTACAACGCCACACTCCCCGAGCCATGGACGCGCATTACGCGCACCAGTTCTATGAGGCAGATGCCCATATGGCGAATCGATGCCGCGATACCTACTGGGGCTTACACATACCCGCCAACAACTGCTGCGGGCGACATCGGCGGAACAAAGGTAGATATTGGTGGACAGCCTGCAAATCGGTTTGTACAGCAGATGCAAATCATTTGCGAGTTCTACTACGACCGTACGTTCACGCTTGGGCCCGATGACGAGATTGCCGCAGAGCCTGGCCCATTCTTCAGCGGCTGGCTCGGCACGCGCAATTCGGAAGAGTTCCTCGGCTATGACCCGGGGCAGATCCTTTGCAACGGCATCAGCATCTCGCCAGTGAACGATCAGATTTACATTATGCAGTTCAAGTTCTTGTTTGATTGGCTGTCGTTCTTTGAGCAGCGCCCAGCACCAAACACTGGTGGCGCGTCATTCCTTGCCGCGGCGGCTACCAATTTTCTTGGAGTTCCATACAGACAGTCCAGCTTGGTTTCGTGGTACCAACCGTACCCGGATCTTGAGGATCTGAAACTCATGTTCCCGGCGGCTGTGTACGACGCGTTCCTGACCGCATTGCCAGCCGTCAACACGTGCGCCACACCGGGACGCAGTCTCGCCGATCGTCAATTCGATTTCCCTGCTTCATGAGTAACCAGCGTCCAATCTTCAACAACGGTCTGTACGGGAAAGCCAACCGTACGGTTATGAACGCATTCATGGACTCAGCGGACACGATCGCCGCAAATCAGGGCGCTATTGAGTGGGCGTACCGCGCATCGATGCCAGAGCCGTTTGCCACGCGCACGTTCCTTGCACGTATCCAAACTGCGACGGTCATTACTGCAAATTGCAGATGGTCTTACGCGGGCACCGAGGCCGTGCTACTGTCCGCTTCGCCTTGGCATGAGATTGTGACAGGCAGTAATTACGATTTTGCGGGCGCACTCAACCTACGCGAGTTGTTTAACACGAGCGGCACGGACATTGACGGTATGGACATTTCAAGCCCGGCGTCTACTGTCGGACCAGTTGGATCGGCTTACGTGAGCGGAGCATGGGGCACCACTGGCCTCGAAGCGCTTGTAGTCATGACAATGAGTTACACGAAAACGGGCGCAGTGTCGTATTACTTCGATCGACCTAATCCAATCAGGTGCACCTAATGGCCAACCTCACGCTCGTTACTCCAATTCCGCCACAAGTCATCTGCAAGGGTGAAGTATTCGCAATCTCGATGCACGTCCACGATGACGGCTCAAACTTCAACTGGACGAACTTCACGCCCGTCGGCAAGATCACCGTCGGCACGATCACCATTGCAGCTAGCACCGCGACGGTCATTAACGCTGGCGGCGGAACGGCCACCGTGTCCTGGACTGTGGCGCAGACGCTGACCGTAGACGCCAATTCGTGGGGCACCATCGTCCTTTACGCAGACCCGACATCCGGCAGCGAAAATCGGCACATCGCGACCATCTTCGCACGCATAACAGCAGAAAGCATTCCGTAAATGTACACCTCAATGATGCGACGCGCCCTTTTCGGAACGGGTAGCGCAGGCAGCGTTACTGCTGACCTATTAGTAGTCGCTGGCGGCGGCGGTGGTGGTGAAACGGGCGGAGGCGGTGGTGGCGCCGGAGGAGCAAGAACATTTACGCAAGTTATATCGGCTGGTTCTTACACCGTCACTATCGGCGCGGGAGGAGCGGCTAGCGCTAGTGGTT